GTCGAACCATTCGCTGTAGCAGTCGTATTGTGAATTGCTAAATTCAGACCATTCTAAGTCCGGATAGAAATTATCTTTCAGGTAATTAAATAGATCACTCTCGTTCTTCTTCCAGCTCATATTGGCGTTGTATGGCAATCTTTAGTAGAATGAGGTATCCTATTAAATCTTGGACGGTATCTTCGGTAGCATCGGTTATCCCTTTTGATTTGATACGCATTAGCTTATCATCTATACGAGCGCATAGACTATCTACTGCATTTCCTTTAGAGAAGATACCTACGGGGTTAAGGGCTGAGTCCCCATAGGCAGCGTTCTTCTCCAAAAGCAGGTCTGTTACCTCCTGCGATGTTTTTATGATTAAGTCTCTAGTATTTTGCATATGTCTCTAATATAGTGAATTACTGCGACAATTCCACTTCAAATTTATAAACCTTTTGCACACCCTTTGTTTCTATAACCATCCTTCCGTTGGAAGGGTTTAGGAAGATATAGTTCTCGGAATTTCCGGTATAGTCCGTTATGTCCACTTTAAATTCTTTTCCGTTAATAGACATCTTGTTCCAATCTACTACTTCCACCTCCTTTGCGGAGGGGATATTAAACTTCAGGTAGGCACGAATCATCTCGCACCAACTCTTTCTATAGGCTTCTGACCAACTCTTCATATCTTAAAATTCTAATTCTTCTTGTTTCGGTTTAGGTAATTCTAACGGTTCAGGTTCGTAGTTAGGGTCTTTATAAGCATAGACCTTATTGTCTAATTCATCCAACTCGTAGTACCTATTCTTTATCTTATCATAATACATAGTCACTACCCCTAGCTTACCTACAATCTTAGGTTTAGCTTTCACTATAGTAATCTCTACTTGATTAGGTTCGTAAGGTACGCCATTTGCATCCTCCAATCCAAACGGACAACGCCATATATTTATAACCATCATACCCTTTCTAGACCATTGCATACCTCCTGCTATATCATTCATAGTAGGTTTGTCTATATATGCTATACCATTCTTATACTTAGGTTGTTGGTGTTTAGTATGTACGGTAAGTAGTGTATGGTAGTTGTTATCTGCACTATGTTTACGGATACGAGTAAGCACCTGGCCTATAGCTATATCGTCTCGTACACCTTGAGATACATCGGTCTTTATTTCAGTAAAGGGATCAATTAAACAACCTTGCACTTTTATCCCAAAATCCTCTTCGATGTTCGTTACACAGCTATAGAAACCTTCTACGGTTAGGTCTTGAAGACCGCTATCTATGATATAGAAATGCTCGTTTATAAAGTCTATAGCTTTGTTAGATTGCTCTTGAGTAGCCATTAACTTATCGTTGATTAAGAAAGGTTTACGAAGGTATACCCAAAGCAGTTCGGCAAACACTTCTGTGGGTGAGCCAGTCTCCGGAGAGTATACTGCCCACTTCCATCCGCTATACTCGGAGAGGTTCATCATCACCTCAAAAGCGAATTGGGATTTACCTTGATGCGCTCCTGCGTATATATAGGTGGTGCTTCCTAGCTTCATTGAATACTTGTCAAATAGCGAACCGAATCCAGTCCAAGCACCTTTGCTTACTCCGTTCTCACGAAGTTCTGTTAGAGAATCTTTTAACTGCTCAGCCCTATAGATAAAATTTCTCGTTGTCATATTTTAGTATTTAAATTGTTCTGCCCATATCGGAGTTTTATCTCCAATGTAAGCGTTAAAGGTATTGTATTCTAAGTATTCGATAGCCTCTTCTTCGCCCATTTCTTTGCTTAGGATATCTATACATATATTCCGGGAATAAACTACTTTCCAAAGATTAGGCTCGAAGCCTATGATAGCCTCATCAAAACCATCTGCAAATACAATATCATCTGTATCTGAATATAAATCAATTATCGTTTGCTTCATCTTCTTTATAATAAAATGATCTACTAATTTCTTCTCTTTTATACACTTCTTCAATCTTTACATCGGTAATACTATTTGCAGTTAATCCTTGGTGTACCATAAGTTGCATTATAAAGCCTACATCACTATTCATCTGTTCTATAGATTCAGCTCTAGAAACGAACTCAATGTCTTTGTAGTTATTGATATAACCGTTACCACGTTTCCTCTTCCAGGACAATCGTCCGTAGTAATGGTATATCATTTGTCCTTGTTGTTCTTCACTCATATTTCCAATTTTAATTTATCTTGAGTCAAAGCGTATAAATCACCTCTTCCTAAATTTATTATATTCTCTTTTCTTTTTAATTCCCAATCATATGCAAATCCTCTAAATTCATAATTAGGAAAAGTGCCAACCATAAGAGCATACAGGTCTATTTCATTATTCTTCCATAAAGCACATATAAGTTTACCTGTATTATAAGATGTTGTTTTTACATCTACTTGATAACCATTATAAATACAATCTCCTGTATCTGTATCTTGATTAGTAACTTTTACTTCCAAGTCAGGATATAGGTTGTGAATCTTGCAAAAGGCAATTTCTCCTGCTATACCTTCTAGGTCTACAAACTCGTTTGATTGATCACCTTTCTTCGCATCAACTATTCCTTTTTCTCTATTTATATCGTATCTGCACTTTGCGATATATTTAGCAAGTTTTTGTTCTGAATCGTTTAATTTAACTTTCATCACATCTTCATTAAAACGCCTCTTTCATTAGAACCTCAATATACGAAGATACCTTTGATACTTGCGTATCAGGAGTGCTGAATTAGTTAATTGATTCTGTAGTTCTTCTGTCCAACCAAATCTACTGGCTTGTATGGTAAGATTCACTTGGTCTATCATAAGCATATCTAAATACTTCTGAACCTCTCTAATGTGTTTGTACTTTCTAATCATTCTCTATTCCGTTTTCATCCCTATCTCTAAGGCATAGTTCTATAATACTCATAGGCTTAGTGCAGTTGCAACTCATTGTAAACTAATCGTAGGGTGAGCGTATACATACATTAGAGCCAGTACGCTTAGTGCTAAAGTGCAGATTGTAAAGACCATCAAGGCAAATAGAATCTTTGTGGCTTTCTCTTGCTCATTCATCTCTCTTTGGTTTTAATTCAAACTTGTTTTTAAGTTCATTATAAACTGCTTCACCATCTAAGTACATATCACCACTTTTTGTTGGTTTAAATTTCCAAGCAAGTGTGCTAAATAAATCATCCCATACTTTAAATTCAGTACTACTGCTAACATCGTCTATATTCAATGCTTTAGTTTCTTCTACTTTTGAATTTTCGTTTTTCATCTCTCTTGGTGTTAAAGGTTAAGTAGCATCCATACACCGAAATATAAGTGTACGATAAGCATTATTGATTCTACAAGTATGTGACCTATAAAGTCGTTCTTTGTTTTGCTACCTCTTTGTGGTAGTTTAATTCCGTTGCTTACTGCTTTTAGAATTAAGAAAATTGCAATTACTTTAATCATCTCTCTTTGGTTTTATGCGCCTATTTTTAATAGGTTGCGCCTATTTTTCTTTGGTGTTAAAGGGTTGTTAGGGGTTAGCTATAATAAAAATTATTCACGCCACCATTTATAAACACCACCACACTTTCTCTCAAAGTACTCATTCCATTGTTTAGTTGTTTGGTAAGTGTTAGAGTAACATCTTTCTATTTTATCATCACTTTTACTCATTTTAAAACTTATCCAATAGTAATTTTTCATCTCTCTTTGGTTTTAAAGGTTTCCATTGATTTTGATATGTGCATAGCAATTTCCAATGCTTCGTGCTTCCACCTTGTGTTCAAAATATCATTATCGTATTGTGGATAAGGGATTTTTGCAATCTTATACTTGCCGCCCAATTCCGTATTCACTACATTCCAAGCATTTTTACTTTGTGAGTGTACTACTTTTGTTTTCATCTCTCTTTGGTTTTAAATTGTTTATGCACCATTGTACTCATTCGGGAAATCATCAGCTGAAAGAATAGGCTTATTAACACACTCTTTCATTTTATCTAATACCCGTTTAATACCATCTAAACTTTCAGACCCTACATTTGCGCCATCGGCAGTATAGCTTATAGGTTTACCATCCTCATCATAGTAAACTTCGTGTATTTCGAAATACATTTCGTCTCCGTCTTTGTGTGCTAATATTCTGTGATTCCAACTCATCTCTCTTTGGTTTTAAAGGTCTCAATCAATTCATTAGGTAATTGTTCAGATGTAAACAGTTCGTAAACATCCTCTTCCTCAGTTTCTTTGAACCAAAAAGGCAAGTACCTATAAGTACTACCCTCTGCCGTGTTTACAATAGTTCCTACGTTATTAAATAGGTCTGTTTGTTCTTTTGGAAATTTAACTCTCATCTCTCTTTGGTTTTAGTTAATTTAAAAAGGAGCGTTTTGCAATACTTTATACATTCTGTTTGTTAGGTCTCTGCTTTCTCGCATACATCGTGCGTTCAAACCAAGAACCTTTTCATCTAACAAAACATCGTGTAAAGCCTCTATTGTTGTAATATCCTTGTCCTTTATTTTAATCATAGGCTCACGAGACATCACCTTCTTCTCTTCTCTCTTTGCCTCATTCATCAAAGCGTCTATATCATTCCAACTAAATGGACCTTTTATGCCAAAATCTTTATTTGGCTTGTGTCCCATTACGCTCTCGTAAATCTCTTCGTTTGTCATTTTCATTTCTCTTTGGTTTTAAATTAGTTTATGGTGTTTATTAGTAGTTAGCATTAATACTAACCACATTGGTCTAAATTGTCATAAACCTCTTTGCTTGGGCATATTCTAATATG